CAAAGAAGCTATGGCACGGACGGTAAACGGAGCTTGTGTCTTTTCTCGGGAAGACTTGAGAACCATCTTTGAATACTGCGTAGGCAGTATGCCCCCTACCCCCAACAAATTTACCAGCTTGCTGAAACACCATCGAATGCACCTGAGTAAGGTTTGGTACGGAGGTCGTGCAGTGTCGGGAATTAAAACAATCTTTCACGACACAAACCAATGGGGAGCGTACGCCTTAGTAGTGACTCCACAGACTCAAACTCAGTCTAAGAAAGTAAAGGCTTAAACATGGCTAAGGTAAGAGTAAACGCTCTTATGCAGGCAAAGATCCTGCGCGCCTTGATTCTTGGTCCTTCGTCTATTTCAGAACTAATTGAGTTTTCGGGTGGTTCTTACTGCGCCATCAGGAACTACATCAAAGCACTTCGTAACGAAAAACTCATCAGAGTAGCGGACTACGAAACGGCTCCAAATGGGGCACGAGTCATTCCGCTGTTTGAGTGGGCACCTGACCGCTCAGACGCTAAGCAACCTCGCACTGCCGCTTATGAACGGCAGCGCCAGTACAGAGCACGGAAGAAAGCTCGTGTTCTGGAAGACGCATGGCGCGCCTCTGCCTCTGCGTCAATTCATCAACCCACCTTTGGAGCTTATAGCCATGAAGAAGGCACCCCTTTCAGCAAATCACCAAACACGCCGTAAAGCGGCGTGGCAGCGGTTCAGTGTGCGCGCAAAGACCCCCGAAGAGTCACAGACTCAGTACGACGCGTATCTCAAGCGCAAGCAGATTGAGCAGACGTCGTTGAATGCCCGCCTTGGAGGTCAGTCATGAATGCGTCCGAAGTTCGTATCGCCCTGCCTGAGTTGTTTAAGGCAAAACTAAGTGTCTTTATCAAAGGCCCTGTAGGTGTAGGCAAGTCGGCAATCGTTCGCCAGGTTGGGGCCGACTTGGGTATCGAGGTGCGTGACACGATCCGCGCATCACAGATGGATCCTACAGATGTAAAAGGCTTCCCGTCTCCTGATGCCAAAAAGAATCTCATGCGGTGGCTACCGCCAAACTTTCTCCCGACTGACCCAAACAGCAGAGGTATTCTTTTCTTAGACGAGCTTACGTCGGGCGCGGTCGCGGTGCAGGCTGCGCTTTATCAGCTCATGCTCGACCGACGGGTAGGCGACTACACGCTACCGGACGGGTGGGCACTGTGTGGCGCAGGCAACCGAGAGGTTGATCGCTCTATAGTTAATCGTATGCCTGCAGCGCTCGCTAATCGCATGGTTCATATTGACTACGAACCAGACGTAAGGTCTTTTGTAGCTTGGGCTATCGACGCAGGACTGAGCAACGCGACGATTGGGTTCATCCGGTTTCAGGAAAACCTCTTGCACGACTTTCAGCCTCAGAGCAGCGAAGCAGCGTTCCCTTCACCGAGAACATGGGAAATGGCAGACAAGGTCATGCGCATGAAAGTACCTGGAGAAATCAAACTAGAGATACTTAATGGGACATTAGGCCGTGGGGCAGCGGCTCAGTATTACGCGTTTGCGTCGATGATGAACGACTTGCCAAGCAAAGAACAAATCGCTATTGACCCCATGACGGCACCAATCCCAGTAGATAACCCAGGAGCGCTATACGCCATCACGACAAGTCTAGGTCGTGCAACAAAAACTGCCGATGACTTCCGAGCATTCATCCAGTACATGAAACGCTTGGATCCAATGTTCCAGGTCGTCTATGTAAAAGACTGCTTACAAACAAATGCTCCAATCAAGAACACGTCTGAATGGCGTGATTGGTCATTTGCAAACAGTGACTTTCTTTTGAACTGACAACTGACTATAGGAGTCCAGCATGGAGCTAACAAACTGCGCCATGCTGTTCACGCTGAACATCAGTGCGTGGACAGCACGAAAATATGATAAGACCGCCACTCGTGAGGTCGATCAAGCTCATGGAGCTAAAGATGCAGGCAGGTTCAATAAGCTACTGATTGATAAAGCAGCACTTGAACCGACAGCGGCTATCGAAGGTGCCGCCCGGCACTACCACTATCAACACACAATGCCTTGGGGTAACAACAACGAAAGGCTGTTGCCTGCATCTTTGTTTGACGAGTACAGCAATAACATGTTTATGTTCAAGCGAGAGTTTGAACAGCGAGCCGATGCGCTGGCGCGAGATTATCCGCGACTGGTGCAAGAAGCACGAACCAGGCTCGGTTCACTGTATGAGCCTAAAGACTATCCTGCTGAAATACGGAGCAGGTTCTCTTTTAAGGTGGAACCGAACTCAGTGCCAAGCGCAAATGATTTTCGAGTAAACCTGAATAAAGACTACCTCGACCAGATCAAGTCTGATATCGAGGTACGCCAGAGAAAGATGCTCGACGAGGCGCAACGCAATCTTTGGGAGCGGATCCGGGAGGTTGTAGGCAACGTTCAAGAAGTCTGTAGCAAAGAAAAACCACGTATCTTTGATTCGCTAATTGAAAAAGTACAGACATTAGTCAATGTACTGCCAGCCATGAACTTGACAGGAGACCCTGAACTTAGCCGCATCACAGATGAAATGAAGGCGCTAATCGTAAATCCTGACGATCTGCGCTCTAACTTAGTTCGTCGCAAGACTGTGCTTGCCACAGCGGACGATATCTTGGCTTCATTACCTTGGGCATGACTATGGAACGAGTATTGAAGAAACTGACAAAGGCGCGAATATCTTTGATCCGACTTCAGCCGTTTTTTGGCGTAGCGGCTATGCACTTGCCACTAGTCGAAGACACTTCGCTGGATCCACCTACCTTGGCTACAGACGGCGAAAAAATCTACTATCACCCGAAATGGGTAGACTCGCCCGAACGTGGATCCAACGAAGTTGAAGCCGGACTTGCCCACGAAGTAGGGCATGTCATGCTCATGCACAGCGAGCGCCGAAACGGGCGAGACGCTCAACGGTGGAACGCCGCCGTAGATTATGAAATTAACCAGATGTTAGTAGAGTGTGGCTACTGTCTTCCTTCTACATGGCTATATGACCGAGCGTATATAGGTATGATTGCGGAAGAGATCTACGCGCTACTGCCAGATATCTCTAACGGGCAGCGCGCTGCGCCTTTTGATAAACACGCCCCGCCGGGGCTAAAGAACGAAAGGAAAACTCAGATAAAGGTAGTACGCATCCAGGCCGCTAAAGCTCAACAGAAGATGCACGGCAGCCTTCCAGGAAGCATCAAGCGACTTATGGATGAACTAACTGCTCCAAAGGTCAATTGGCGGGGCGTGCTTCGTAGATTTGCTACAGAACGAACCAATGATGATTACAGTTGGGCGAAGCCAAATCGCGCCTATCTTAGCCTCGGGTATATTCTTCCGGCCTTGTACTCAGAAGGTATTAATGACATAACTACGGTCATTGATACGTCAGGATCTATCGACGCTGCCACGCTAAACGCCTTTGGAAGCGAGATCGCTGACATAAAAGCGAGTCTTAGACCAAGAACCACCAGAGTCATCTACTGCGATACAGATGTAAATCATGTGAACGAATTCGAAGAGTACGACGAGCCTGATTTTTCACCTTACGGTGGGGGCGGCACAGACTTCAGGCCACCATTCAAATGGCTCGAAGAACGAAGCATTCAACCGAATTGCCTTGTTTATCTTACTGATGGCTACGGCTCGTTTCCTGATTCTTCGCCTGAATACCCGGTATTGTGGCTGATGACAAGTGATGTGACCCCGCCTTGGGGAGAAAGCGTAAGGGTAAAAATATGAAACGCGAAGAACTCATTCATGTACTAAAAACAATTGGAATAAAGAAAGTACGCGTCCATTATTCAGGAAGTGGAGACTCAGGGGCGGTAGACGCCATTGATGCCTACACAGACGAAAAAAAATTAGATACAGCAACCGACATTGATGCTTGGTTCCGAGACACAGAAGCAAGCATACCCATCCGCGTTGACAATATCTTATTGAAAGACAAAGACGTACTACTAACAGACATTCTTGAAGATTTTTCCTACAAAACGCTCGACGAAGCTCAAGTAGAAGATTGGTGTAATGATGACGGTGGGTATGGCGTTTTGACGATAAATGTAGACAACGACAAGATTCATATACTGCACAGCGTTTATGTTATCCATACCGAAAAACAAGAGTACGATCTATGACGCATCCAATTCATCATGCAATGACAAGTGTAAAAATCTGGGGCGGCGCCCCGGAAGACTATTTGGCGATTCACGAGTGGTTTGACGCAACAAAGGAAACTTTTGCCGACTGTCGGCATCGCGCTTTACGTCATCATAGCCAAGGAATTTTTGAAGCGGAAAGAGTTTTTGGAGTCAGTATTATCAACAGCAACGGACGAACAGTGCCCGTGCGCTATGTCGGAGAGCAGCATGTTAAAGAAGATTGCGGTGGACGAATCCCTTCTGTCAGTGACTGGTTCCGTAACATACGAATCGAAAGCTGGATGTCAAGAGGGTACAAATTTGAAGGAGACAAAGATGGACATGGAACAAACGAATGAAACTCTGCTTTCCCCTACTTCTAACACAGGGATTGTTGACTCGTTAATTATCGGCGTAGTGAACCGCCGAATGGACGCATACCTTGACACGATAAGAGCTATGCTTCATAAAAATGAGGATTATGCCCTCAAGAAAACGATTGATGAATTTATGGACGAAGCCGAAGAACGACTGGTCAAAGCAGTTGAGAAACGGATTTTGGATGAACTTGATGACCTTATTTACAACCAAGTCAGGAACATGACTTTTACTGTAACAGTGGACTAATCATGAAGTACGCTGAGCTTAGCAAAGAGGCACGAGAAAATGTGCTCGACTATTTTCGGTACGCTGAAGTCGAGTATGATTGGTATCTTTACATTTACGAAGACTTTATAGCTGTCGCTTCTAGACTTGGCTTTGACATTGATTCAACAAGAGATATTAGTTTCTCTGGTTTTGGTTGTCAAAGCGATGGGGCTGCGTTTGAAGCATATTACAGAGGCGACCGTCTAGCTGTAGAAGATCTCAAAGAGTATTGCCCACGGGATGAAGCGATCCTAGACATTTGCAAAAGGCTTGCGGGGCTTGAAACGTCGGCTCAACTGCGGTACAGCGCCAATTGGCGAGCTTCTATAAATATAAGCCCACTAGGTCACTCTCAGACAATAAGCTCTTTAAAGTTACGCGAAAGCAAAACATGTTTCGATATTGAACCTGACGATATGGGAAACACAGAAGAGTTCGAAGAAGCTGAAGAAACCATCCTAGAAGCAGCGGAAGATCTTTCTACACGGCTGTTTGAAATACTTTGGTCTGAATACGACTGGCTGACTTCTGATGAATATGTCGAAGAGAGAATAGTCGATAGCGATTATGAATTTGATGAAGATGGTCATGTCATCTAGCATTCAGACGACAACATAGGCACTAATATGGCAATCACCTCATGGTCTCATTCGAAAGATAGTGATTTTAAACGCTGTAAATTTTTATGCTGGCTTAAACATGACCAAAAGATTCCTGAACCAGAGCGCCCTTTACCTCCTGGAAAAACCGAACACGCAAATGATCGGGGAACAAGAATCCACGAGGGTTGCGAAGCGTATGTCAACGGCAGTACTTCGCAAGCTCCACCAGAAGCAGATAAACACTTCGGGCCACAACTCGACCTGCTGCGCACTTTGTATTCTGATGGGCTTGTCTCTCTCGAAGGAGAGTGGGCTATGGATCGAAACTGGGAGCCGACCCGATGGAACGAAGGGTGGCTGCGTCTAAAGCTCGACGCTATTGTATTTTTGGGTGACGACGAAGCCGTAGTCATTGATTACAAGACTGGCAAGAAATTTGGGAATGAGGTAAAGCACGGCGAGCAGTTGCAGTTGTACGCGTTGGTCTCATTTCTTCGTTACTCTAACTTAGACCGAATTACGGCTGAGCTATGGTACTTAGACCAGGACGAAGTAACTAGACAAACCTTCACCCGCGCCCAGGCTCTTCGTTTCAAACCAAGCTGGACAAAGCGAGGCGAAGCAATTACCGACTGCAAAGAGTTCCCGCCGAACCCAAACATTTTTTCCTGCAAGTGGTGCATGTATGGCCCTTGGGGATCTGGTCATTGCCTAGTGGGGAAACGATGAGGCGCTACCTAGACGCTTTGCACGCTGTCGAGTCCGCCGTGAATCTCAGTGCTCTTATTTCTCTATTGGGCGCTGCTGTGAGCGAGGCAGAGGCAGAGGGCATCGAAGCAAATCAAGACGCCGCTGTACTGGTCTTAGGAGCTTTAGTTGCGTTTCACACTCAGACCGATATTATTTCGCTCGGTGGATATGAGCAACTTCTTGATGTATGCAAAATTAAGATAGAAGAAAGGAACATGCAGTGATCAAATCACGGGCCAAAGTAAAAGCGATGGCACACCAGATCAAAAGCATTAAGCATGATGCTGATAATCCGGTCGTGCTGGATCTGTCAGATGCGGGCACTGGGAAAGGTTTCGTGCGCATCGTTACTTACGCCGAGCGCCGTTCTCAAGGCGCTGGGTGCATGTTGGTGCTGGCTCCCCGGTCGTTACTACGATCAGTATGGTTCAACGACTTCAAAAAGTTCGCTCCGCAGCTGAAGGTCGTGGTCGCCACGGCAAGCAGCCGAGAAGAAGCTTTTTCCGAAGAAGCTGATGTGTACGTGACCAACCATGACGCTGTCAAATGGCTAGTTAACAAAAAGCCTATTTTTTGGAAAAAGTTCAGCGAACTTGTGGTCGATGAAAGCCCGGCATTTAAACATCATACGAGCCAACGGGCTAAAGCGCTAGTCAAGATCAGCAAACACTTTTCCCATCGCAAGATGCTCACTGCTACGCCTACTTCTAACGGGATATGTGATATCTGGAATCAAGTTTTTATTCTTGATGAAGGAAAGCGGCTCGGGCCGAGCTACTTCAGTTTCAGAAACAGTGTTTGCGAAGCGCAACAAGTCGGAAGAGTAGCTCACGCGGTACGTTGGACAGATAAAGTCGGGGCCGAAGAAGCTGTATACGGTCTGCTAAACGACATTGTTGTTCGTCATCGCAGAGACGAGTGTTTAGATATTCCGGCTACGCATATCTACACTATCCCTTATGAAATGACTGCAAAGCAGCAAAAAGCTTACGATGACCTTGAGCAGCACCAACTCTTGCCGCTCATCGACCAAATCGGTAAAGCAAAGCAAGCACAGATCGTAGCGATCAATGCTGCGGCGGTCATGACCAAGTTGCTTCAAGTTTCATCAGGGGCAGTTTATGACGGTAGCGGAGAGTACGCCGTTATTGACTTGTCTCGCTATGAAATGATCATGGATCTAGTCGAAGCGCGGAAACATCCTATTGTGTTTTTCCTTTGGCAACATCAATGTGATCTGCTGACCAAAGAAGCTGAAAAGCGCGGGCTAAATTTTGCAGTAATAGATGGAACAGTCGGTGATAACGAGCGACACGCCATTGTTCATTCTTACCAGCAAGGTAAGTACGACGTTTTGTTTGCACATCCGCAAACAGCCGCACATGGTTTGACGTTAACACGAGGTACATCGACCATCTGGGCGAGTCCAACCTATAACCTTGAATGGTTCATACAAGGAAATAGCAGACAAGCCCGAATTGGCCAGACTGAGAAAACCGAAGTAATCACAGTCTTAGCCGAAGGCTCACGCGAACTTGAAATATACAACCAGATCCTCATTCCCAAAGGTGAACGTATGAGCAATCTTCTTGACCTTGTTGTTCAGGGTACAAAGGAATTGGTATGACCGCGTTCGTTACCGAAAAAGTTGACTGGCCGTATCTGGTCAGTATTGACTTTGAAACATACTACGATACAGAGTTCACACTTAGCAAACTAAGCACTAGCGAATACATCCGAGATCCTCGCTTTGAAGTCTTGATGATGGGAATCAAGATTGGCGAAGGCAAGACCAGAATCATTCCCGGTAACAAGGTCGCAGGGGAACTTAAAAAGATCCCCTGGAACATCTATTCTCTACTGTGCCACAACACTTTGTTTGATGGTTTTATCCTTAGCCAATGCTTCGGTGTAACGCCAAAGCGTACTTACTGCTCACTCTCGATGGCTCGCGGTCTGCATAGCAACGATATTGGGGCGGGGCTTGACGAAGTAAGCAGACATTATGGCGGGCTAGGTAAGATCGAAGACGGTGTCGAGAACATGAAAGGTAAGTCGTTCAGCGCCTTGTTCAAAGACAAGGTGCTCTGGGACCGAAGCGCTGAATACTGCGCTCGTGATGTTGATGAGATGTTTCGTGTCTTTAAGGCAATGGTCCCAAAAATGCCTAAAGACGAAATGGATCTCATCAACATCACTAACCGAATGTTCATCGAACCTGTGTTAGAAGTAAACATTCCGCGTGTGGAAGCCGAGCTACAGCGAGAGCTTCAAGAACGAAAAGAAAAACTGTTTTTTGTTGTCAATGAATCGGAATACGACGAATCTGAAGTTAAGCAAATTCTAAAGACAAAAGCAGAGCGTAGCTTAGAGGGTGAAGAACGAAGGATCCTCTTCGCTAAGCGCGTAATCGGTAGTAACGACCGCCTAGCCGAGCTGCTGCGACGAATAGGCGTAGAACCTCCCGTCAAGATCAGCCCCGCCTGGATAAAGAAAGCCATTAGCGAGCGCGACGAAGAGAGCAAATGGACGTACGCCTTTGCAAAGGACGATCAAGAGTTCGTTAACCTCCCAGACGATATCGAATCGCTCGGAAAAGAACTAAATCTCGACATTAAGGATGACGTAGTATCCTTAAGTGTCCGTCAAGAACGATTACGTTCTTTAGTGGAAGCACGAATTGCCGTCAAATCGACGACCAACATCACTCGTGCAGAACGATTCCTGGTTGCCGGAGCCAACGGCGCAAAGCTGCCAGTCGGTTACGCCTACTATCGCGCTCATACAGGTCGATGGGGCGGAACAAACAAGATGAATATGCAGAACCTCAAGCGAGGCGGTGAACTTCGCCGCTCCATTGAAGCTCCTGCAGGTCATGTCTTAGTCGTAGTAGATTCTGGACAGATCGAGTGCCGAGTTAACGGCTGGCTCTGGGGCCAAGATGACCTTTTAGATGCGTTCCGTGATGCAGACTTAGGAACTGGGCTTGACGCCTATTGCCGCATGGCTTCGGCCATATACAGCCGCCCTATTACGAAAGAGGACAAGACAGAACGATTCGTCGGAAAAGTTTGTGTCTTGGGTCTTGGCTTCCAGATGGGTGCGCCTAAGCTACAGATCACACTAGCTAAAGGCGCTCTTGGTGGCCCCCCGGTCTATTTCGAACTTGAGCGATGCCACGGTATTGTGAACACTTACCGTCGAATGAACTCGCGTATTGAGCATGGCTGGCGGATTTGCGCCCAAATTATCGAAGACATGGCGGCTGGGGTTCAAGGCAGTCATGGGCCGATTTCTTGGAGTAAAGAAACGATCCATCTACCTAACGGTATGGCACTGAAATACCCAGATTTGAGAAAGCGCATGGGCGACAAAGGCTGGGATGAGTGGACGTATCAAGGGATGCTTAAGACTGCGCCGATACGTAAAAAAATTTATGGTGGGCTACTTTGCGAGAATATCGTCCAAGCCCTCGCTCGTATCGTAGTAGCAACGCAGATGCTCAGCATAGACAAGAAAGATCGGCTGGTCATGACGACGCATGATGAAGCCGTTGCATGTGTGAAAGAGCGGCAAGCCGACGCCGCACTTTCGCGGATGCTTAAAGCGTTTCGAACGCCCCCTACATGGTGTTCGGATCTTCCTCTTAACGCTGAAGGCGGATACGCCAAGGACTACAGCAAATGATCACCTACCATGACCACAACCACCTTACCGAAACCCTTGTGTTTGCTGCGCAGCACAAGGCCGCTGAGAACCTCATCGAACGACTTGACTACCTAGCCAACTACGGCGACGGAAAAAACAGAGTCGAAGTCTTTCCCGATCACTACGAAAAACACTGTTTTGAGTTTCGTGTGTTTCGGGAAGACGGAACGTTCTGGTTCAACGGCGGGATCATCTGCCATGACAACGATGACGGATGCCCGCATTGGGGCATCCATACATAAAAGATCTTATTGCGATCTATCAAAGATCGTGTTACGATCTATCAACTCGAAAGGAAACGATATGTCCATTCAACCAACGATGGGGTCGCTCATCGACGGCATGTTCGACTTGCGCGAGCAAAAGCGCAGTCTAGACGCCGAGATCAAGAAGATCGAAGAGAAGCTTGATGCTCAAGAAAAGCTCGTCCTTGAGCGCATGGAGCTTGAAGGCACTAACGCTGTCAAAGGCAAAAAGGCCTCAGCGTCGATCTCCACTAACGTTGTGGCAAATGTCGTGGACTGGGACAAGGTCTACGCGTTTGTCAAAAAGACAGGCAACTTTCAACTGTTTCAGCGTCGGATCAGTGATCCGGCATTTCGTGAATTGATGGAACTAAAAGGAGCAGTCCCTGGCGTCGAGCCGTTCACCAAGAAAAAGATCAACCTGCGCGTTAGCTCAGCAGCTTGATCGTCCCTTCCTCCCTCCCCCCTCCCCCACTGTAAGGATCTGTATGACCGCCGCCACACCTACCAAAAAAGCCACCAGCACCAGCACCGCTGTAGCCAAGAAGCCCTCCGGGGCAGTGATCTCTATTCAAGAGATGCTAAAGGCTCAAGCAGCCAGCATGAACGAACGAGTACAGCCTGCTGGCGGGAACAGGATTCGTGCGAACAAGGGCAAATTCGTCCTGCCCGACGGAACAGAAACCGACAAGCCGTTAGAACTCGTCATCGTAGACTTTGTAGTTACTCATAAGTTCTACGAAGACAAGTACGACCCCAAAAACATCGTTCCTCCTGCTTGCTTCGCCATTGGTTCAAATCCGAATCAAATGGTTCCAAGCAACAACGCTCCGAACAAGCAGTGCGATACCTGTCGTGGTTGCCCGATGAACGAATTCGGTTCAGACGGAAACGGCAAGGCTTGCAAAAACGGGCGGCTGCTGGCTGTACTTCCTCCCGACGCTACTGAAAGTACTCCGCTGTGGTTATTGGAAGTTAGCCCGACTGCCATCAAGGGTTTTGACGGCTACGTTGGCAGTGTCGCAAGGCTATACCAGATGCCCCCTGTAGGTGTCGTAACAACGGTGCAGCTTGACCCCAACGTTGAGTACGCCAAGCTCACATTCAGCGACCCGCAACCCAACGAAAACTTGGAGTTGTGCTTCTCTCGCCAAGAAGAAGCCAAAGCGCTGTTGCAAACCGAACCGGACGTGAGCAGCTACAAAACCGTCGCAAAGCCCACGCCTCGGAAGGTAGTTAACCGCCGCTAAAAGGGGTACGGCCATGTCCGTGCGTAATTGGTACGTGTCGGAAGCTCTTAGCTCGTTCAGTCGGTTGAACGAGCTACTGAACGATCTGACTGAAGAAGAAGTTCTCGAATGCTTGAAGTTAGAAGCTTCAAGCAACCGTCGTGGGACGATCATTGATCGTCTCATTCAAAAAGCCGTGCGACTTAACGAAATGAAGTACGGCACTCAACTGAAGGAGAAATACCGTGGCAAAGTCCAACATCAAGACCCTGACCCCCGCCGAACAGAAGACTCTGCGCAAGGAGTTGGCAGCCAGCCTAAAGGCACTGCATGGAAGCGCGAAGCTTGCGGAAAAAGAACAAGCCGCAGCGCAAAAGAAAGCAACGATTGAAATGAACGAGGCTGACAAAGTTTTGGCTGTAGCTCAGAAAGTACGGGATGCCGCAGTGAAGATTGTGGCTAAGACTTTGGAATCAACGACCAAGAAACTGAGTAAAGACCTAAGCAAACTGAACACAGAGATCGCAGCACATGAAGCAAAGCTGGCTCAATTGAGCACAAGCGTCCCTGCAATGCAGACTTCGCAGGCTTCTGTAACCGTAGAGGCCTAAACAGGAGCGTTCATGCGCGACTTAATGATTGATTTAGAGACCCTTGATACAGGCGACAAGGCCTGTATCTTGGCTATAGGTGCAGTCAAGTTTGATCTTGCTTCAGGTCAGATCGATGACAATGGGCTGTATGTCAGCATATCCATCGACTCGAATCTTGACCACGGGCGGACGATTTCAGAAAGTACGCTACTTTGGTGGTTGAAGCAATCAACCGAAGCGCAGCGAGTCTTTCATGAACCTAAAACGACGTTGTCGAATGCGTTAGACACGTTGACTGACTGGATCGGAACCGACGAAATTTGTCTGTGGGGTAACGGGCCAAGTTTTGATTTAGCAAAACTTGCCAGTGCCTACGATGATCTCGACAAGACAAAACCTTGGATCTACTGGAACGAACGGTGTGTCCGCACCTATCGCTCCTTGCCTGGAGCCAAGAACATTCCCAAAGTCGCGCCGACCGTGAAGCATCATGCCCTCGCAGACGCGTATGCACAAGCGCAGCACATGATCAACATCCGCCAGATCTTGTTCGCAGCCCAACCCGAAAAGGTCACGTCATGAACGAAATCGAAACCACTTTGACTGAACGTGGTAAGCGATACGGCACATTCGTAGGTCATGCAGGAGTCACGCAGTCACTTAAGGAGGTAATTCGAACCAACCTCCAAAGCCGCCAGCGCCAGCTTGCCCCAGACCAGCAAGAAGCGCTGGACATGATTTGCCACAAGATCGGGCGGATCGTGAACGGCGACCCAGATTACGCCGACTCTTGGCACGATATTGCTGGCTACGCTAGGTTAGTAGACGAGCGGCTAAACGGGTCAATCCTGTAATGGCGACCCCGGAAAATACGTTCATCCAGGCGGTACATCGGTTGTTGCCCCCTGTGCAGGATCTGCATCGCGAAAAGATGCACAACCCGTATAGCGGTGGTACAGCCGATGTGTGGTACAGCGGACACGCCCGCGATCTCTGGATCGAATACAAGTTCATCGTACTGCCCAAGCGAGACTCTACGCCAATTGACCTGACCAGCGGGGCGTCCCCTGCCCTATCGCACCTTCAACAGCACTGGTTAGCTAGACGGGCCGACGAA